GAGAAGTAAATTAGCTACTCCAACATTTGCATAGTGCTCCCGGTATTGTTCTCCCTCTTTTATATCGGTTTTTCCATCTCCATCCACGTCGATTGCAATCGGCATCGGCGGAGTTCTCTTCCCTGCTGTGTTTGTTCCATGTCCTGCATCAATGTTGATTTTCATTATTACCTCCATGATACCACCGCTAAGTGGCATCTCAAATGTTTAACAAAAGCACGCTCCCAAGCATCTGGCAGACTGAAATGTTTTCTTTCAACCTTTATCACCTTCCGATTTCTGTTTTAACATGTCAATTGCCCGCGTTATCACACCCGGAATTGGAATTCCCATAATACCCGCATTTTCCACTATAGAAATCAACTCATTTACAATAAAACCTATAATAACAGCTGTTCTTATATAGTCAATGCCCATAGTTTGATCAAGCTGATGTGCCACCAGTACAAACAACAATGATGTGCATTTCCTACATAGTCCTTTCCAGGCACTCCATGAATTAAGTGTGCCTGTATTTGACTTTGAGCTCTTCTTCCACACTGCAGCAATTAAAAATCCCATAAAGAAGTCAATTCCCATCATGATAATTAAAGTCATCAAATCGCTTGTCCATCCTCCGAAAAGATTTGCAATAGAACTTCCGATTGCACTTAATACACCAATTGATGATGCTTTCGCTATTGTGGCTTTTTCCAATGTTTCTACCTCCTTTCTCTAAGTATCTAATACATTATATTGATCCGATGTACTCCAGTTGTTCATCAGAAATACGTCTATCAATGATAAAATTTCTTACTTGTATTTTTTTCAAGAGCATTCGTATACCTCATTCCTATTCTAATCCTAATTCTTTCTTAGAGAGCCTGAAATCAATCAAGTTCTGTCTCGACTTGATGCACCTGCATCAGTTACATTTCTGATTTTGAATAATTCTCAAAGATTGCCACATTCAGTGTCACACTACATCAATTCTTAGTTATATTTTCCATCAGGTAGATCCCCCCATAAAAAAGGAATACCCTCAGGTGTTCGTATGTCTTCACTCATTTGCGAAAAATATAAACCTATTATATCATAAATAATTAATGTGTTCATTTATTTCTTCCCTTCTTATTCGTACGCCCACCATGAGGTAGGCTCATTAGGGTTATAACTCGGTAATGTAAACCCACCACTCGTTACAGATGCAACTCCTGTTATGGCTACGTTAAACACGACTATTGATTGTTGACCGTTTGAAGGAAACTGCGTCATAATAACCCTGCTGGGATTGTTAATTTCATTGTATACTGTCATTGTGTTAGACTGCATTAACACTATAACTTTAGGAGTAAAACTCAATCCACTGACTACAAGCCCGTATGCATTAAGTGTAATACCACCCGTTAAAGTGAAGCCTGATGCGGACGCATTTGTATTTTTTGTACCACTTGCGAACAGCTTACCTAATGCCCTTGAACCTTGTAAACCAAATAAGTTAACATCACTTGGGATTTTAGATGGCACAAAGTCTGGGTCGTTTGCAGTTACCCACCCTCCGATTTGACCTGGATTATTCGAAAATCCTTCTGGGGAATAACTCCCTGTCTGCGGTTTAAGGTATATGTAACCACCGCCCGAGTACACGTCGTCAGCCTCATAGTTTGCTCCTGTTCTAACTGGTATACTCCCTTGTAATCCAAAAATATTCTTTGTCGCTAATATGTTAGAAGCTAAGAAGTCAGCGTCATTAATATAGCAATGCGCATTACCATTAAAATAACCCTGTGGCCAGAATGCGACCTGTCCATTGACCGCTGTTACAACTGCGTTAGTTAAATCAACCAATCCAGATGTGAATGCTGTAATATTGCCAATACCCTTTACACCATTTCTGTAGTATGTTTTCCCGATTAGTACGTCACCGTCTACAGCAGTTGCATCTGCCGTGAACGTGCCAAGAATACCACCTACTGTCACCCCTGCCTTAATTACAGAAGCAATCAGTCCGGTAATTATTGCTTTAATCTTTCTAAGTCCACTATGATAGCCTTTAGGTATTGTGTACTCTGCTCCTTCAGTGGTTAAATTAACAGTGGTTGCTACACTAGGGCCATTATCAACCATTGTTCCTACAATCCCAGTATCATCTTCATTGCTGAATTTATATGGCGCTAGTACATTTTCAGCAGCTACATCACCCTCTGCACTAGCCTTGATAAAAAAATTCGCACCATTATACCAGACCGTAACAGCCTTACCAGCCGTCAGCTTCGGAACTTCGGTTGTACCAGGCTTATATAATGATTTACCATTTATCGTAGTATCAGCACCATTGTTATTTAAGGCAACGACAAAGGTTTTTGATCGTCCATTTTCTAAAACAATTCCTTTCAATGTTATGGCCGTCGCTGTTCCACCCGCAGTCTCAAAAATAGCTGTATTACCAAGCGCGGTGTCTATTGTATCCATGTTTCCATTAATCGTATCAATATTAACATTATCAACCTGCGGTTCTGGCTTTTTCAGTCCGAAATTAGTTGAATTAATCATTTATATCATCTCCTATTCTGTTGCTAATTGGTACCATGTTTTCATGGTTACATCACTCCATTTGTAGCTGGATACTTCGCCCCACGTTTTGTAAGTGTATTCAAAAGTAAAACTGAGATGCGCAGGTTTAATCTCATTGATCGTCAACGTCAAATCTGCCATGTTTCCTGGAATACCCTTAGTTCCGATGAATTTTACTATAAATCTATAATTGACAGGGTCCTCAATTACCTCTACTTCACCATTGCTGTATGCTGTTGCTGTATCAATTATCATTTGCTTTGTAGTAGTGCTTGTTCCTCTTATTTTTGCTGTTATTCGCTCTCTCCGATATAAATCAGATTTAGATACATCCACAGTTAACCCATAGATTTTTTCATACCGTGATAATAGAGATGTTGCCGTATTAATAAAGCATTCATCTATTATCTCATTAAAACTATTTGCAAGTATGTCAATATCATTGGATAAGATACTTTGTAGCTGCTTCATTGTGGTATTTTCATTATAAATCGGTGGTAATAAAGTCATTAAATCCATATTACACCGCCTCCGTCAGAATAACCGTTCCGCAAATCGGCATTTCAGTATCACCAATTGTAATGTTCGCGGCATCGTTATTAACAAGTAACGAATTATAGTCCTTTACACCCTGAGTTGATAACAACATACTTCCTATTTTCGCATAGCTCACATTATATATATCAAAAACAGTTTCTTGTAAATATGTTGTCAAACTCGTTATAAATGCGGACTGCACATCCTCAAGTCGCTGCGTACCATCTAATGTTACATTAGCTGTGACATTTATTGTTTGGCTTGTGGGACTTTCAACCGTTACTATAGCTCCGATAGGCCTAACCGTTTCTATGTAGTCATAAACTGCAACAGGCAAATCATCATCCACTTCCATATTTTCATCCACTACAAGTACCTTTACTGTTCCGGCTCCATTCCAAAGAGGAAATACCTTTGCATCCCCACATCCCGGTACATCTAACGCCCAATTCCGATAATCATAAACATTACCGCTTGTTGATACAGATTGCACTTGCGTGTAAAATCTCACACGTAAGTTCTCATCACTTTCTTCATCCTCACCGGAAGTAATAATATCCGTTAAGGTAGCTGTGATACCGTTAATATTATCAATATTTTCAAGCGCACCGGAATAAGTATTGCCTATATTTCCTGCCTGTTCGCAAGTGGCACTATATATATTAGTTGAAAGTTTAGCTGTTATTTTATAGGTGGTATCACCTAATCCCCATCTTGTTCCTACTTCTATCGAACCACTACTAACTATTTTCCTTACTGCATAGGTTTCCGGTTTCCTTGTAATACCATAATCTGCAACCACCCGATCCAGATATTCTCCGACTGCAGTATCCCCTGATACCAGATCAATAAAATTGTTTAGCATAAAATATGTCTGGGCAAGCTGACACGCACATGGTGCTAATGCATCAAAGATTACGGAACCTTCCCTTTTATCAACATCACCGCTTACCTTACTCAGCATATCCTTTATAATATTCTCATAAGTCATATTCTCAAACACTACGCACTCACCTCCTTTGCCATGCTGGTTATACCATAGATGCTTATCACATCAAAGGTACATAGGATGGAATCCCCTTTAATAGTAAAATTGAAATTTACCACATTCTTGATACGTTCATCCTGTAAAAGACATTCTTTAATCCTACGTATCAATTCCATCTGAACATATAATTTGTCTTTGCCGATCAAACTCTCCAGTTCAATTCCATAGGAAAAGCTATAAATCGGATATTCGTATTTTTCCGTGTTCAGCAGCTTATTAATTGCTTGCTGTAAAGCTTCAGCTCCATCAGTATAGCCTTGAATTTTTTGCTCGGATATTTTATATGTCTTCGATGACTCAGAGGTATCCGATGTTGTAAGTGTTACATCAATACTTGCATTCGGTATCATATTTTCACATCCTCTACTTTATATTCATAGATATTTCCATCAATTGACAATGAAATGGTTGAGCCCTTTGTAATAAAAGCCCTATCAATAATCTCAGTAATATAGAATTCCTTTCCACCATGGTTTCTAAGGAAGTGAACCCTGTCACCTGTGGCGATATATTCCTTAAGATTACCTTTCATGAGTTCCTTTGGTATTGTTAGTTTCTCATTTACTATAATGCCGTTCTCTACTACTGTTCCTATCATTAAGGTACATAATTTCGCATTGTTGAGGTAGTTCTGTACAATCTCTTTTATTTCATTTATCAAAGCATCGCCTCCACTTCCATCGTATGGATCGGAATGAAACTATGCGAGACCGATCGGACAATAAGTCTTTGATTAATATCAATATCTTCAATTCTTCCAAAGAAACGTGTACCTGCTCTAATTCGGGTATCCCCCAAACAGTTTAGGGATAAGGTTTCCACTTCTCTGTTATAAAGCTTCAGTAGTATCTCGGCCTTTGATTTTGCTTGAGAAGCATTTGTATTGTCTGCTGTCTCATAATATTGTAGTAATCCAAACTTAGAAACGGAAGCCTTATCATTTTGTACAATAAACGGATCATTTGTACTTGCATCACCCTTTAGCCGAATCTTAATTTGATTATAAAATCCATCGTCGATGGATTTGTCATAACTAAAATCATACACTAGACTACTATCACCAAGAATCAGGTTGATATTAAGGTCCTCTAAATTTCTTATACAGATCGAACCAAATTCATCTCTTAACAAATACCATTCACCTTTGTTCGTAAGAGTATCCTTTATGCCATTATAAATAATATCTAGCCAGGTACTATCATCCTTAACTTCAGTTTTAAGTGTATATTCCGTATTGGTTAAAGCCTCCGCCTTCAGGTGAAAATAATTGCACATCCGCTTTGTCAGAGTTGTTACTGTATCATTCAAGATAACAATGGTATCTTTTGCTTTACAATACCTTAACTGATCATAGGCTGTAACTGAAATTTCTTTCCCCATACCTTTACTTGTCTTAAAAACATAGCCATAAAAAACGTTTGTATTATTATATGTAAAGCTTACAATACTCCCATTTGTGATATTTAAATCCTCGTTTATATAAGTAAATTCCAATTTGCTACAACCATCATTAAAGGAATCTTTGAAAGAAACTTTGCTTACTAATTGGCTAATCTCATATACTTTTCCTTCTACCTTAACCAAGAATTGCATCATAGGGGAATCACCAGCTTCTGACCCGAATAAATTAAAGATGGATTTTTAATGATATTTTTATTTGCATTATATATTTTTGTATACTTTGATCCGTCACTATAGAACTTTTTAGCAATTGACCATAAAGTGTCTCCGGCTTTTATAATGTAACTACCTTTACTCTTGGGGTTTTTCCTATCTTTTTTAACAGTTGATGCCTTACCGGTTTCTTCATTTACCTCAAGTAATATATCCTGTTTATTATGTTCTTTGTATTCAACCAGTTTAAAGGAAACATACTTGTCCCTCTCTTCCCCTGCTTTCTCTGTAATTGTCAGGCTTTCTATGAGAACAAGAATATTAATAATATCACTTTCCATTGAAGCGTCACTCGTAGCTTTACCTGCTAAAAACCTGATTGGTACAAGTTCCTCTCTCCAGGATTTAAATAGATTTAAATAAAATTCAGCATCTTTAAAACCATTTAATGTTTCTACATAGTTGAGACTCTCGTGAGGCAATTCTGTTTCAAAACTATATTCTTTTAATTCCATATGGGTTGGAACAGCGATCTGTCCCAGTTTTAAAATTTCATATTTTTCTATTGCTTGTGATGAATTCACTTCTAATTCTTCCGGATTTACCGGAAGCCGATAAGTGACGTTATCCTTGTCAAAAAAGATTGCATAATCACTCATTAATACACCCCCTCTGGAGCTATAGCAATTTGCTCTCGTAATATTGTCCTTATTCTTCCAAACATCTGATCAACATCTGCTGTCTCATGAACATCTCCGAAGCTTACGGTTATATTAGGGGCTAGTGTATTGCTTGCAACATTGGCTATGTAGTCTCTTTCTGCCATATCTCTAAGATATCCAAGATCCTCATCCTCCATATCTACTGGAACTGATCCATTTGGTCCTGTACCTTCTACCGAAATTGGGTCATTTGTTGTAGGCGGGTCAATATACTTACTATAGTCGCCTCCTGTAATTATATTAGAGCCCTTTTTGATCTTGTTATATGCCTCCATCCCCATCTCACTACCTTTAGTAGCTCCATCTGAATAATCCATATAATCTTTTGTTTTTACAAACTCTGTTAAGCCAGCTTCATCCTTTATGTTTGCT